ATCGCGCGTGGCTCACCGATCCGGCCACCCCGCGCACGGCCCCCGTCTATGTGCTGGACGGGTTCGTCCCCGCCCCCGCGGACGTCCCCACCATCGAGAACGACGCCATCGTCCACCATCGCGTCATCCCGTGGGACGCCATGCGGACGTGGCTCGCCGCACGCGGCGCCACCACGCAGGAATACGTCACCTCGACCGGCGCCTGGATGCTCCAGCAGGCGCTCTATGAGGGCGCGACCACGATTGGCATCTGGGGCATCGACTACGAAGAAGACGGCGAATACCGCGTGCAGCGGCCGTGCATGGAATATTGGGTGGGCTTCGCCCGCGCCCTGGGCGTGCAGGTCTATGTGACCGCGACGTCGCCGCTGGCGCGCGATGCCCACATCTACGGGTTCGATGGCTACCGGCCCGATCTCGTCCACACTTTCAAGCCGTTCGCCGCCGCCAAGGCGCAGCGCATCACGGTCCAGCAGGCGATGGGCGCCGAGCCGTTCCACGACATCCCGGAGGAGATTCAGCGCCTCATCGACGAGGAAGTCGCCCGCGGGATGGACACCCCCGCCGCGTGGGCCGCCGCCGCGCAGTTCCGCTAACCAGGAGCCTCTATGCCAGACCAGCCCGAACCGACCCGCGGCCCCGGCCGCCCGAGCAACGAGACGCTGATCGCCGAGTCCATGAAGGGGATCGCCGCGGTCCTGGGGCAACTGCAACAGCAGGCGCCCAAGAAAGAGATCACCTTCGGCGATACCGAGTTCCAGGACCGGCTCCGCGCCGACGGGCACTTCAAGGCCCTGGAGACGCCTGCGTTCCAGAACGGGCGGGAGATCGAGCCGCGCATCCTGTCCGACGAGACGATCCACCGGTTGCCGCGCCTCGCGCCCGGCAAGTACATCAAGGGCCACGTCGAAGTCGCCGTCGACGCCCGCAACCGCCGCCACCTGATCTACAAGTCCTCCACGCCGGAAGACCGCATGCGCGGGCAGTCGCTCTGGCGCGACCTGGATGACATGGTGGCGCAAATCTGGGCGGACATGCCGAAGGCCGCCACCGTTTAACTCGGTCCGTTCCCGCGGTGATGGGCCGCCGTGCCTCGTCGTGGAGAGGACGGGCGGCCCATTGTTGTTGATGTGAGGTGCTGTGATCGACGAGTCGAGTCCGTGGACGCCTTGGCAGAACCGACTGGCCGCCGCGCGCCGGCGTCGGGAAGACCTCGTCTCGTTGTGGCAGGGCAACGTCGATGCCCGCCGCGGCAAGCCCACGGAGACCTCGACCGGCACCGATACCGCCGTCAATCAAGACTGGCCCCTCACCAAGGCCAAGATCGCCCAACTCTATTCGCAGACACCGCAAGTCCGGCTGACGCCGAAAGACCCCGCGTTCCAGGTCGCCGTCCCTGTCTTCGCCAAGGCGCTCAATGACGCGCTCGACGAGGCCAGCGTCGGCGCCATCGTCGAGGAAGTGCTCGCGGATGTCGTGAACGCCTCGGGCATCGGCGCCGCGCTCGTGTCCTGCGAACGGCTCTTTGAAGCCAAGGTCGATCCCGTGACGGGTGAGACGGTGCCGCTCCCCGTGGATAGCGCGTTCCCCGTGCGGCGCATCTCGCCGGCCGACCTGCTCACGCCGGCGGACTTCACCGGCAGCAACTACGATCATGCCCGCTGGCTCGCGCACGATGACCGGATGACCTGGGAACAGGCCCAGCGCGATCTCGGCCTGACCGAGGACCAGAAAGACACCGTGCTCGGTGCCGACCAGCGCGTGAAGTCCACCCAGACCCTGAGCACCGACACGTCCAAGTTCCAAGATACCGAAGTCGTCAACTACACCGAACTCTTCTACTGGCGGCACTACTACCACCCGGAGGAGACGAGCTTCAAGGCGCTCCAGCGCGTCGTGTTCGTCCACGGGCTCGACGCCCCCGTCATCGACGAGCCCTACAAGGGGCAGGCGCGCGGCGCGATGGGGCTGGTCGGGGTCATGAAGAACCCGATTCGGGTGCTGACCCTCACCTACATCTCGGACGATAGCCTGCCGCCGTCGGATTCCTCGATCGGCCGCTTCGACGTCGAGCAGTTGACGGAATCCCGCGAAGACGCGATCCAGCAGCGCAAGCATTCGATTCCGATCCGGTGGTTCGATAGCAATCGCGTCTCGCCGAACACGCGGAGCCTGCTGGAGAAGGGCACGTTCCAGGGCTTCATTCCGACCAACGGCCCCGGCGACCGGGCCATCGGCGAAGTCGCCCGCGCGAACTACCCGCAGGAGAAGTTCGAGTTCGACCGCATCCTGAAGAACGACCTCACCGAGATTTATCAGGTCGGGACCAATCAGGCGGGCGCGTTTGCGAGCGGCGAACGGTCGGCGTCGGAAGCCAACATCATCCAGAAGAACTTCCAGATTCGCATCGGCCAGGAACAGGACAAGACGACCAAGTTCTTCCTGGGCATCGCGGAAGTGCTGGCGGGGCACCTGGCGCTCTATGGCGACATCGACATTCCGGAACTGTCGCCCGAGGCGCAGGCGCGGCTCGCGACGTGGGACCGGCAGGCGCTGGCCAATGCCTTCGTCTACAGCATCCGCGCCGATGGGACCGTGCGGCTCGATGCCAACCAGCGGATCGAGCAGCTCACCAAGGCGCTCAACCTCACGGCGCAGTCGGGCTACATCAACCCGAAGGCCGTCATCGCCGAGATTTGGGAACTGTCGGGCGTGGACCCGGCCAAGGTCGTGATCGACCCGCAGCCCAAGGCCCCCGAGCCGGTCCGGATCAGCATCGGCAGCGCCGAGGACATCGTCAACCCGGTGATGCTCTCGACGCTCTTCCGCACGGGCCAAGTCGGTTCGCCGGAGGACCTCGCGGCGGCCATGAAGATGCTGCAACAGGCGGCGCTCGGCGGGATGCCGCTGGTGCCGCCGACGCCGGCCGGCCCCGAGGGGCCGCCCCAGAACCCGCAAACCCCCGAGGGCGCCAACCCTGACTGGGAAAGCGGGCCACGGATCGACCGACGCGCGGAGGACTACGGGGCATGATCTGCGACCGCTGCTATCGACCGCTCGACCAGGGCGCCCACGGGCTCTACCAGTGCCCGCTCGAACCCCGTCGCGCGCATACCGTGCGGCCGGATGACATTCCGGGCGGGCTGCTCGTCGAGGGGCTGCCGAATCCGGACGGCACGCCGGGGCGGTTCTACTCGCATTCCGCCATCCGGCAGGAAGCGGCGGCCCGTGGGTTCGTGCCGTGGGGCGAACAGTGGGAGTCCTCGCGCACCCGTGACGGGCAGGTCTATCTCGACTGGATGCGGAGCGGGGAATACGCGCAGCGGAAGCGGGAGCGCGCCGAGCAACGGCGGGAGACGCGCCGGTGACGTTCACGCAGCTCCAGGCGCGTATCAAGGCCTACGCGGGCTACAACAGCACCGAGGCCGATACGCGGATTGGCATCTCGATCAATGCCCACTATCGGCGCATCACGTCGTCGCTCGGCCTGAACGCGTCGCGGTTCGTGACCCGCGCCGTCTCGATGACGCCGGGGCAGGCGTTTGTCACCTTCACCGAGATCGAGAAGATCGACCGCATCCGCTACATGGAGACGGCGTCGGCGTTCACGGTGCTGGACGAAGTCAGCATTCACGACCAGCGCGTCACCGAGCCGACCGACGGCGCGCCGACGTCCTGGGCGCTCCGCAACACGGACGCCGATAGCGTCGTGGTCCTCACGGACACGGTGCCGCAGTCGGCGTATGACCTGCAAGCCGACGGCTGGACGACGCTGTCGGACCTGTCGGGCACCGATGAGCCCGTGTTCCCGGAATCCTTCCACGACGTCATCACCTGGGCCGTCTTGGCCGAGGAGATGCTGAAGAAGGAGAAGACGAAGCTCGCGACGGAATACGAGCGGAAGTCGGAGCGGCTGCTGTCCGATCTGCGGTTTCATCTCGCCGATTCCCCGCTGCAGGACACGCGGCAGCGCGACGGGGCGGTGGGGGCCTCCGGGCTCAGCGGCGCGGGCGGCGGGGGCGGCGTCACGGGCGGCACGGCCTACACGCAGACGTCGCTCCTCACCTTCGATCTCGGGGCGGGGGTCGCGCCGTTCGCGGTGGCACGCAGCGATGCCGCCGTCGTCACGAACCTGGACAGCGACAAGCTGGACAGCCAGCACGGACCCTACTACCTCGACCGCACGAACCACACGAGCACGCAGGCGCATTCGACCGTCACCCTCGCCACGTCGGATCGGCTGGTGGGGCGTGACACGGCCGGGAGTGGCGCGGCGGAACTCATCAGCGTGGGCGGCGGGCTCGAGTTCACGGGCTCGACCAGTATCCAGCGGTCGGCCCTGACGGGGGACGTCACGGCGTCGGCGGGCTCGGCGGCGACCACGATTGCGAACGATGCCGTCACCTACGCCAAGCTCCAGAACGTCTCTGCGACGTCGCGCATCCTTGGCCGGAAGACGGCGTCGGCAGGGGATGCCGAAGAATGCACCCTGTCGGAAGTCCTCGACTTTATTAGCAGCGCCGCGCAGGGCGATCTGCTGTATCGGGGGGCGTCCGCGTGGGCGCGGTTGGGCGCGGGCACGTCTGGGCAAGTCCTCCAGACGCTGGGGGCCTCAGCGAATCCCGCGTGGACTACGCTCACGGCCCCACACGCCCAGGTGTCGAATACCGGCACGCAGACGATCACGCAGAACACGGAAGCGGCGATCACGTTCGGGGCCGAGGACATCGACACCATCACGTTCCACGACACGGGGTCCAACACGTCGCGGCTCACGGTCCCGAGTGGGCAGGATGGGACGTATCGCGTCTGGGCGCGCGTCCCGATTACCACGGCGGC